GGAAGAACCCTTCTGGCTCTGGGTTTGCAACTGGGTTAGGGCCATTAACAGGGTCAAAGACCACACCCGAAACGACCTGTCGATTGTACAAGTCGCGAATACGTTTTCCAATTACATAATTAGCTCCCGCGCCAATGCTTTGTCCAGTAAATATATTGATTGTAACAGCACCCACAACCTTGTTACTGCTATCGCTAGTACCGCCAAGACTTAGATATTCTCCCTCTCCAAAACTAAACAGACATTGTACAAAGGAATCTCCGGGGGTTGGCGTGTAACTTTGATTATAAAAAACTACCGGGACGGCGGGACTACTTGCAAGTTCTGTGTTTAATCTGCCTTCGATAACGCCCCTAACTGTATTTAAATCTATTGCAGCCATTATGTTCTCCTCAATATTTTTTGATACTCCTGTACCGACCAATCTTCAAGTTCTTTTGCGATCTTATCTACCCATGGGCCAGATTGTTGATCACTACCTGTTCTCCCGATAGCCTTCCATGAAGCTGGTACGCCCTGACCGGTCCCAGAAAGCGCCTCAGCGTACGGTAAATTGTTGTGTATGTGATAAACATTCCCAATCTTTTCAGCAAAGCCAGCGGGATAATTAGAACCTCTGGGAGGTGTAATACCTTTTGGAAAACTTCCGTCTATATTTGGTTTGCCATCTGGGGCGTTCTCTCCAATCTGCCAATCAGAACGAAATCTACCAGTATCTACCGGGCTGCCCATTTTTGCCCTTGCATCAGCTTCTAATACAACAGCCCTAAGAAGTTGATTTATTTGGAACTCCATGTGTCCACCTATTTTTTCTGGGGGGATTATCATCATGTTCTTAAATAAAGCTCAAAGGACAAAACACTAGCACCACTACGAAATGTTTTGATTCTCACGATTTGATGTACCTTGCTATCAATTACAACACGATCTTTTGTTGAAGGAGTGTAAGCCAAAGAGTCAGCCGCAACAGTACATTTGAGGTCTGCGGCTTGTACTAGGTCATTAACCTCTCTGTCATTTACATCTTGCAAAACGCCTTTTACAACAGTATCGGCGGTTGTTTCGCTAATGACTCCTGTAGAAGTGTTGTAACTCCCCGGTGTTACTCTTCTTACCGTCACGCTTGTACCAACGCCCGGTATCTCCGCAACTTTGTCGATTACTTTTTGTATAGCAGCAGCAAAAGATGGCATTACACTAAATAAGCAATTACTGTACCGCTATCTAGCTTAACGCTTGTAATTATACCCTCAATCGCTGTATTGGATTTAAACTGTAGGTCGGTTAAATCTCCTGTGATGTTTTCGGCTACCAAAGTATTGATAACTGAATCTTGCAATGCTTTGATGCAACCGAAACGTCCTGTATGTGCGGCTGTATCGTTGATGATTTTGGCAGCGGGATAGTAGCCCATTAAATTAACTCCTTTTTAGTGAAATGTTACCCGGTCCGCTGATTCGCAGCCCAGTAAAGTACCGTTCAAAAAGCGGCGGCACTCTATCAGCGCCAACAGCGCCGAACTTATCTGGTTCAACGGCAACACCGCCTACACCTACTCTTTTATAATCCTCTAAACCTGACAACCCTAGACCATCTTTGTTGTTATTAAGATAAACAGCTAGTATCACTTCTGCTCTTTTTACTTGATCTGGTATTTCTGTATCTGTGTAATAATCTGTTGTGACTCGGTAAGGGAAACCAGTTGTATAAGTACTAGTAAAAGTGTCTGGCTTTCTAACTCCTGTTCTTGGCCATTGCAATGCTTGTGTGTCTGAAGCTCTCGCGCCTAAAAATCTTTCGCGGTCAATCCGCTGTGTTGCTGTATATAAAGCTCTATTTTTTTGATCTGTTGTAGCACTAGCCCAAGCCGCTACGTCATCATCTTCAACTAGACCGTCCACAATGGCTTGTGCATCAGCCAAAGTTAGATAGCTATTTGCTGACGCGCTTCCCGCTGTTGCTGTTATGCTTATTGCCATTTACTTGTGATGATTTAGTCTTTTTTTTGGGTTTTGGGGGAACCGAGGCCACTTTTGCGGCCTCCTGTTCTCTTAAACGCCTAAATGCGAATATCCCCATTAACCGGCTTTTAGTATTTGGTAGTTTAGTACGATTGCCTCGCCTAAAGAACCCCCAGAAACATTAGCTACTGTGATCGCGAAAGACCCTGCTGCTATTGAATTTGCTTGTACCAAATATGACCCGGCTGTACCAGCGCTTGCGTGGTTAACGACAATTACATCACTTGCAGTACATTCAGAGTTTGTAACTGTGAAAGATACTTCAGCGGCAGCGGCTAGTGCAGCGTCAGCCATTGTTATAACTCCTGCAACTTTGTTTAAAGTTACACCAGTTGCCTTGTTTGTGGCCTGAGTGACAGAACCTGTCTGATCAGAGCCTACACCGAGGGCGGCCCCGGCTGTTGCTTCAAATACTGATGGCATAATTAATTACCTCTAGTCTTGAGTAGATACGTTAGTTGCTCTAACGATACCGATGTTTTTTGTCTCGTAAACTTTCGACCAGTTAGCTACGGTTCCTAGAACTGTTCTATTTGGGTTTGTTGTTGTAACAGCCCACTTAGACCCTACTGGGTGGTAGCAGTAGTGTAGGTCAACAGCCATCGCGTCAGACTTAGCCAAAATGTCTCTGTCTGTCTCAGTTGTTAGACCAGCTTGTTCGCCACTTGCTACAGCGCCGGGAGTAAAGAAATAAGTTGAATACTCTGTAGATGCACCAGAACCAGTTGTAGAAACATCATCTGATACGATCACGCGTAAACCGCAATATGTTGGAACTGTATCGTTTCCACCACCGTATGCAGGGGCAATAGTACCACCAGATGCAGTTGCAGAACCGCCGTTTCCGTCACTTGCAAGAACATAGTCAACCATTTTTCTCTCAACGAGATCATAGTAGACCTTGCTATGCATACAAACTACTGAAAGTTTGTCTCCCTGATCTCCAAGGATTGATCTAGCTTTAGCAACGTGCTTTGGACTAAGTCCTGTTGGTGTGTCGCCGCTTTCAGAGTCAATACATAGATCAAAGAAAGCTGAGTTAGAATCGTTTGCATTTATGGAACCAAATACACCGTCTAGGCAAGCTAGTAGGTCTTTCTGTCTTTGGTTAGCAATGTATGCACCGATCTTTTGACCAATCGCAGCCATTGGGTCTGAGCCTGCTGCAAGTGCTGCTAAATCTCTTGATTCAAATGCACGGCCTCTGTGTAGGATTACCCCAACTTGTTTGTCAGTTGTAATCTTACCGGGTGTTAAAGAACTTGAATCAGATAAAACCTCAAAATCCCCACTCAAGTTTGCAGAGAAAAAAGGTACGTTTATTAGATCACCACCCTCAGTAGCGTTTAATTCAGCCATAGGTTGAACAACACCGCTTGCTAGGAAAGAATCCCTTTGTGTGGTCTGTTCTATAACATACGGCGTAAACACCTCGGGGATAATCATGTCACTACGGAGAGTAGCCATTGAAAATCTTAAAATAAAGTGTACGATATTGCGGGCGCAGCCCTACAGAGTCAGGCGCAGCCCTTCCCTAGTTACGATCTATAATAACCAAAAATCTACAAAATCAACAACTAATTTTTAGCAGCCGCCTTTAATTGGTCATAAAGTGGCCTATTTGTTTTATATAATCTCATCTGCTCTGTAAGGTTGCCACCATTCTCAAATGGGTTTTTGTCCATTCCAATAGGTAGGTTGCCTGATGTTTTTCTTCCAATCGGTGCGCCAGAGCCTCTTGCCGGGTCAGACTTCTTTAACCAATCTGGTAGGCTCTCAGCCCACTTAGCAACTGGGGTTTCCTCATATCCATCAACAACAACTACCGTTCCATCTTCCCGCCTTTTGATTTGTTCCGGGCTAAGTTTTGTTTTTAGTACCATGTCAGGGTCATGGACGATATCAGCCAAAGCAGAAACCGTTGGCGTAATTAATTCCAACTCTTTTACTCTTTGCTCTAATTTTTTAATCTGTTCATCTTTTGTTGCGCTTGCTTCTCTAAATTGCTGATCTCGAGCCTGTAACGCTTCTGAATACTTTCCTTTGGCCTCTAGTTCCGCTTGCTCGGCTTTTTGTTTAAACTCTAGTAGTTTTTGTACGTCCGTACCGTCAGGCATTGTGGAAAGCGTTTGTTCTAGCTTCTGAAATTTTTTCTTTTCGTCCAGTAATTCTTTGTTTTTTACGTCCATTGATTGAACGCGACTTTCGAGAGCCTTGATTTGTGAAAGTAGCTCTTCGTTGTTGTTACCAGTTGGCGCAGCCTCTTGGTTAGTTTCTTCTGACATAAACCCGCAGGGTAAATTTGTTCACATATTAGCTTACCATTTTACTTTGTCAGCCCAATACGCTGCACTCATTGGGCCTTTTGCAATATGTCTTGCCATTCTTGCTTTAAAACTAACTCTTCGATCTTTTGATTGCTGTGATTCCCCTTTTCTAGGTGGGCTACCTTTAACTCCTTGTTGTCCAAACCTGATAAGTTTTACTTTATTTCCTTCTTTAGCTAAAACAACATGAGAGCTCGTAGGGTGGCCAGTTGTTCTCTTGGGTATGTTGACTCCTTTAAGTCCATATTTTTTTAATTTGTTCTGTATTTTTTCTTTTTCAGTCATTTGCCTACTTTTGCTTGCGCTCTTTTATGAGCCTCACTAAAACTTGTACCATTTCTCATTAACCTTTTCATAAAGTCCATGTGTTTTTTTGTGTGATGAACTGAATGTCTTTTTAAAGTTTCTTTTTGTTTTTTTGTAAGAGGAGCCATTATTTTTTCTTCTTAGGTGCTGATTTTAGTTGTGATCTTCTCTTTAATACTGCATTTCCTGTAGATTCTGAAACCAAACGTATTACAGGGTCACTATCACTTCCAACTCTTGTGATACTACCACCGCTTGGTCCTTTAATAGTGGCTCTCTTACCAGCTACACCAGTAACTTTGCCAAACGTACGAGTACCTTGATACACCCAACTAACTCTGCTACCCTTTCTCATTTTCTTCTAGTTGTGAAATAAGTTTTGATTTTGTTAGCCTTCTATCTAACTCCAAACCTATGGTACGACCATATTCTTCTAATTCAATCTTAGACATCAAATTGAAATCAGGTTTCGTAGGCATTGGACAATTAACTGGCTCTTCTTTTTTGCCAGTATTGAATTGATACATTACTTTTTACCTCCTTTCTTTTTCTTTTTTTTCTTTCCACCCATTTTGTACATTGAAGCTGGCATTAGGAAACTCCGGTTTTTTCTATTATACCTAATTCTTTGTCATCAGCTTTAACATCTTCTGCGCCTTCCAAAATCTCTATGTTTTCTTGGTCAAAAATATCAACTAAAAACAAATATAAATCTAGTGGCTTTATGTAATCCAAGCTCAACATATGACCAACTGAATCATAGGAACGCGGCCCTAAAAACATTATTTCATCAACGATACTGTCAGCCCCGGATATTAGCGCCGGTCCGGGGTTGGTCTCAAGTTTAATTACTGCTGTTTCTTCAATCAGCGTGACTAGAAATCTAACGGTCATTAATATTTGGTCCTAGTTAACGACATCATCATATAAAAGTGGTCGGGGTCAGCCTGATATAAACGAAACATTGCAGCTTCGTCAATAAAATGTTCTGCGCCCATACTGATTACTTCTGTGGCTTCATCGTAAATGTCTCCAACTTCAAAACCCGCAGGGGCGGCTGTTTCGTTAAATCTTGTTACTTGCCTTCTATATGGCCTTCCAACGTAAGGGTGTATGAAACTATCTGTCAATACTTTTTCTCTTTGGTTATATCCCCCGGTAATCGTACCCTTTAATTTATTCGGACTGACTAACTTCATATCTTTAACACGATTGTTACGAAATGCTACAGCCATTGATAAATTTTTCTCGTTCATACCTTCCATTGAGTGTGCAAACTCATGGAAAATTGTTCCTTTGCCGTAGTTGCCATCAAACTGATCAATACCAGAGATATTTACATTGACCATACTAAAATTACCTTCTGGCTGATTGTATGCTCTAGCAGTTGATACCTTAACTTTGTTTATCTGCTGTGGTACGCCCGGCATTGCTCGGCCTAATTTATTTTTACCACCGCCAGTTATACCGGCTCCGTTAAACATAAGGCCGTATTCTTCAATATTTCTTTTAACGCCTCCATACAATATGTCATCTTCTTTAATACCAATGACTTTAAAGTCATCTATTCTACGTCTTATTTCTGCCTTAGAAACTGTTGAAGTTTTCATAGCCTCCTCCCTCAACTCACGCATTATTAATTTCCCTTTTTTTTCTGTTTTTCTTACATTTTCTTTCGCTTTGACTATGGCTGCTTTTATTTTATCCTCACGTTTGTTGATTGCTGAAAGTCCTGTAAAGTCTCCCTTTTTCACGGCCTTGTTATAGTCTTTTACAATTTCAACTCTTTCTGCAAGTAGATCATCATAGCGCCTTAATTGTGTTTTGTACGCGTCCCGGTATTGGTCTAGTGGTGTTAATCGTTTGCCTACAATATCTTTTCCACGGCTAATTGCAGTAGTTGGCGATGAAGTAGGGCTGTAAAACTCTTGGGCCGCTTTTCGTGGGGCTGCTTTTTTTATTGGTGCTACAACACCTTTTTCTAAAATAGATTCCGGCTTGCCATATCGTTTTTGTAGCTCCCGCAAAGATACGCGGCTACCATCAGCCCTAACAAACTTGGCTAAGGCTTGTCTAGGGTCCTTTGTGTTTTGTACCAACCTATCGAAATATTTGAAAGCACCTTCATACCTAGTTGTACCCGGGACGATACCACCCCCTAAAATTCTGGCTTTTACATTATCATTCTGCAAATATAACCAACGTGCATAATCCATCTTTTCTGGTACTGGTCCATCTGCCGAGGCCCTTTGCCTCCCGCTTGGTGGCCGGTCAAAAGGCAAGTTGTCATAGTCGATTTCTGGAACTATGGTAGAACGACAGTTAAAGTGCTGTGGTGGCATTGGTCCTTGCTCATATTCAAAAACTCGGCCATCTAAAGCGCCGCAGACAGCCGTTGTTCTACTGTCGAGGGTGGCAGTATATCTATATTTCTTGGTTAAATCACTATTTGCACGATAAACAGAAAGCGCCGCATTATTGGAAACTTGGTTAATACTGGTACGAACTAAGGTCCTAATCTGATTTATTGGTGGGGTTGTCATAATCCCGCCTTTCTGTGACATTTGCAAAATATTGGCTGTGTCCCCTTCTTTGCTGTTACCTAACAAACGCCGGGTAATCTGGGGCGTTGTTTCCCCGGTCATTAATCCATCTTGAACTGTGCGCCTAAACAGTTGAACTGAATCATCAGCAATTTTATCAAAAGCTTGTTGTACTATGTTTCCGTTTGGTAGCGTCATTATCGCGCCTAGATTATCTGATAATGTCGGCTCCCCTAGAAACGCTGCTAACTGTTTTCCTACGGCCCTTGATCTGATCTTTGTAGGGTCCACGCTAACAACAGACTCAGCAAACTTTGGCGATATTTCAATACCATTAACTTGTATATTTTGCCTCATACCCCTTGGTATCACTTTTGTCAACTGATCTTCAATAAAACCGGCCTGAACTCCGGCCAATCCTTGCAACTCTCTTACTACATTTGTATTGGCAAACT